TCACCTATTGTTGAAGCCGCAAAAATTGGCGGCACGCTTTTTAGCGGCAAGTACGGCACACAAGAAGGCATTAGAGCCGGCGAAGCTGTTGGACGTAAAGTCCAACAATTCTTTCAGCCAGCCATAAGCCCCACAGCCCAAGGCCAAGTAGAAAGTATTGGAAATGCGTTAGCCAGCACCGGCTTGCAAGGCGTCCCATTAAATGTGCTAGGCGACCTTCAGCGCGGCATGACCCCCGCGTTGCGCGCTACTGCGGACACCGCCCGCGCGCCTATCGCTGCTCGCGCAGAAAAACTACAACAAACACGTGTTAGAGAAAGCGAGTTGGCCGCACCTCGCATTGACGCTGCCAAAGATGCGTTTGATCTTGGGCTTGCGCTTGACCCTTCTTTGTCCAATCCAAGTTCAGTAACAAGACTTAAAACGGGCGCAGTGGGCGCTACAGGTTTGCAAGGTAATTTGTCAAAAATTAACTTGCCAAAAGTAGCTGAAATTGCACGCGATGAGTTGGGCTTACCTAAGACAATAAAACTTGATAGCAAAGCTTATGAGTCTGCACGCAACGCACCCGCTATTAGCGGCGCGTATGACGAAGTGCGCAAACTACCTCGCGTGGCTGCCGATGATGTTGTCTTAGCCGACATAGACAAACTGCGCGCTGCGCCAACAATTGGCGACACTGGGCAATCGGTAGCAATCAATAATTTTCTTGATACTGTAAAAGGTCAATTGCAAGGCGGCACAGACGGTGCAACAGCGGTCACCAGTATTCGCCAACTGCGACGCGACGCGCAAGCAATCTATAACCAACAAACAGCGGGTATTAACCCACCGTCACCAGAAGCTATTGCTCGTGCAGATGTAAACATGGGTATTGCTCGCGCAATAGAGACAGCGATAGAAAACAGCATCACCGACCCACGCGTACTTACAGACTTTCGCGCAGCTCGCACAGTGTTGGCGCGCACATACGATTACGAACGCGCCACTAATTTGGCGACAGGCGTAATTGATCCACAAGCGTTAGCAAAATTAGCCGCCGAAGGACGACCTTTGTCGGGCAACCTAGCAAAAGTTGCAAACGTAGCGGCTAATTTTCCAGAAAATATGCAAGGCGGTTTAATACGAGAACCTACGTTTAGAGAAAAACTTACGCGGTCTAGCGCAGCCGGTACAGCAGGCGCAATTATTGGATCGCCGTTTGGGCTACCAGGCGCAATTATTGGTGGTGGTGCAGGGGCTGCGGTGGGCAATGTTGCCGCAGGGCTTGCCGCGCGGCGAATGGCCACGCCTGCGTATCAACGTGCCAATGCAATGCCAACCGACTATCGCCCTGTGCCTATGGGCGCAAACCCTGCTGACATTAACTACGCGCCTAATCAAATGGTGCCTTATAACTTTGCTCAACAAACATTTGAGCCGCCTAATTTTGTAATACAGCCTAACCAGTACGGCCCACGGGTTACGCCTAACGCACCTAACATGCTTAACGCGTTGATTGGGCCTTCTGCTGAAAGCACCATGGGCGGCATAGCAACAGAGCGCGCCCGAGCAGCTGCTATGTCTCGCACGTTGGGCCAGCAAACAGAAGCACAGCAAGCCGCCGCCGAAGCCGCCGCACGTCAGCCGGCACGCGGTGGTGTTGAATTTGTGTTTGATTCAGCCGGTAACTTGGTTCCTGCGCCTATAGCTGGCGCAGGTGGCCTAATGCCTTCTGCGTTGGAATCTGCTGTTGCTAAAATGTCTGGTCAAGTAATTGAGCAGCCAAGCACCACGTTTAAAACGCAAACAATTTCACCTAAAACAGGCGCGCAACCTTACACGCGAATTATAAAACGTGAAGGCGAGACAACATTTGAGCGCGGCGTTAGCAAAGCGTTTGACATGACCGCCGAAGAAAAGATTGCGTGGGGCAAAGCCAAAGCTAATTTAGCTGAAGCGGCGCCAGAGTTTGCCAAATTATCAGACCAAGAAATTGTACGTCGCATGACCGACGTAAAAATTTCGGAAGAATTGGTAACTAAAGCCCGTCAAAAAGCTGCAATGTTTGAAAACATTGCTGCCCGCGCCGCCAACGACCGCATGCGTCAAGACGCGTTAATTAAACGTGAACAAATGATGGATTTGGTTGAACAACTTCAAGACACGCTTGGTGCGCGGCCTGTAAAGCGTGGTGGCCAAGGCCCGAAAACCCGCGCTTTTCAACGCAACGCGTTAGCGCCTGAGCAAGAAATCCAAAACGCGTTGGTAAACGAGCCTTTTCGCATGGAAATTCGTGGGACGGGTAAAAAGTAATGGACTCCCAAATTCTATTTAACATCGCAGTTAGCCTTGCTGGGTTCCTTGGCGGTTGGGTGCTGAACAACATCTACCGATCCATTGAGCGCTTGGACACCGACGTGCGGGCCATGCCTTTGAACTACGTTACCCGCGACGACTACCGCGCTGACTTGCGAGAAATCAAAGAAATGCTTGGCAAGATCTTTGACAAACTAGACGCCAAAGTTGACAAATGATGGACTGGCTGGAAGCAATCATTGCTGCGGCCTGTCTGGTTTGTTTTATCATAGTGGGTAGTTATATTGTTCTTTGGGCGTTCCCATGATTGATCTTACTAAAGCAATTGGAGCAGTTGCCGCTAGTGTCGCCGCATTAGGCGGCAGTTACACGCTTGCCGATAAATTTGGTTGGTTTGATAGAGCCATTATTGAGTGGTCGCCTGAGAATTTTAAAATTGTGGCAGATGCTGGACAGCCTATTAACGTCACAGTTGCACGAATAAAGAAACGGGACGACTGTTCTGTTGAGAGTTTTACACCAAACATTCGTGATTCAGCAGGCATGGTGCATGAAGTTACCACTACCGCAAGCAAGTTTAGCGGCCCTGCTGGGCCAGAAATTGACACGTTTACCTATCAGCTTACAGCAGTGGGAAAAGAAAAGATTGCACCTGGCAAAGCCACATTGTTAGCGACCATCAAATACAAATGCCCAGAGGGTGAGCGTATTGTGCAGTACCCTCGCCATGCAAATTTAAGTTTTGAATTGAAATGATCGACCCGATAACCGCACTGGCGGGGATCCAGAGTGCTGTCAAGTTAATTAAACAAGCGTCCAAGACGGTTGATGACGTAGCCTCGCTCGGCCCTCTGTTGGGTAAATATTTTGATGCCAAGTCAACCGCGTCTAAGGCGGTTGTAGAGTCCAAGAAAAAAGGCGGCTCGTCTATGGGCACGGCTTTGCAAATCGAGTTAGCTTTGGAGCAAGCCCGTGAGTTTGAAAAAAGCGTAGAGTTGCTGTTTTTCCAAGCCAACAAGGTAGACGTGTGGAACAAGATAAAAGCCCGCGCACAGGCAATGGATGTGGAAGACGCACACAACGCTCGGCGTGAAAAAGAAGCTGCCGCTAAAAAAAAGGCTAAAGACCAAGAGCAGTTGGAAATAGGTTTGCTTTTTGGCGGTATCGCCTTGGTGCTGTTTTTGGTGTATGTTGGGATTTATGAAGCAATGGAACACTGCGCTCAAGTAAAGTGTGGGCGATGAATGAATACCAAAAGCAAGCTGACATGGCGTTCAAGATTGTCGGTGCGTGGTGGGCGGCTAACTTGTTTTTGGACATTATCCGCGTACTGCCAAACTTTATTTCAGACAAAATTGTTAATATGCTTTTATTAAAGATTGGACTATAAATGCTGACCCTACTCTCAACCCTTATTTCATTTCTGATGGGCGGTTTGCCCAAGCTGTTGGATTTTTTCCAAGACAGGTCTGACAAAGCGCATGAGCTAAACCTTGCCCAAATGCAAATTCAACGTGAGTTGGAATTGCGCAAAGCTGGCTTTGAAGCCCAAGAGCGCATTGAACATATTCACACAGAGCAGTTGGCAACTGAAAGCGCGGCGGCTACCAGTCAAGCCCTTATTGGCGCACAGCAGGCCGAAATGCAAGCAATCTACGCCCATGACACCTCGCTCAATGAAGGCACTAGCGAATGGATGAGAAACCTTCGCGCCAGTGTTCGCCCAGTCATTACCTATGGTTTCTTTTTCTTGTTAGTGTTTGTGGATGTGGGACTGTTTGCCTACGGCTGGCACAACGGTGTGACGTTTGTAGAGTTGGCTGAGATGCTGTGGGACTCTGACACACAAGCCCTGTTTGCTTCAATCATTGCGTTCCACTTTGGTGGTCGGGCGTTTGGCAAATGAACGTCAGCCCTAAAGCTATTGAAACGATCAAACACCATGAAGGTGTGCGATTTAAACCATACCAGTGCCCAGCAAAGCTGTGGACAATAGGAGTAGGCCATGTTCTTTACCCAAATCAAGGCAAAATGCCAATTGATCAAAGAGGCGCTTACGCGCTTCATTCAGAAGATAACCGATCGTTTTCAAAAGACGAAGTAAATGCAATACTTAGAGCCGATTTGGATCGCTTTGAGCGAGGTGTGGAACGCTTCTGCCCTGTCGCTCTTACACAAGGGATGTTTGATGGCCTTGTGTCTTTTAGTTTTAATGTCGGTCTGGGAACACTACAGCGTTCGACGCTTCGTCAGAAAGTTCTTCGGGGCGACAAAGAGGGCGCTGCCGAAGAACTTTTGAAATACTGCATGGCCGGCGGCAAAGTCCTTAAAGGACTTCAAACCCGCCGCATTGACGAACGCGCACTATTCCTTAGTTAACGCTCGGTACGCCTCAATGGCAGTCTTTAGATCGCATTGCAAGTGCTGTATGCGGTCATCCTGTTCGCACAACTTGGCGTAGGCTTCCTCGGCAAACTTGGCCAAGTTGGCTTGGCTCCAAGTTAAAAAGTCTGGCGAGTTAGTCATTAGATTCCTTCTTTGAAGGTGCATCTAATTCAAGGCGGTAATACTTGGCTGGCATCTTGGCGTTTTTGTCTAGCTGCTTGCGCAGCCATTCAGCGCCGCCAAGTTCTTGTAAGATCATCCAATGTCTATCTGACATTCGGACTTGTCGTCCCAGTAAGGGTTCAGGTGGTTTGGGGCGCGGCATTTATCTGACTCTCCTAAGTGGTATGTCCATGACGCGCTCTGGCGGTGGGGGCGTCATCTTCTCAGACGGCGGCGCCCAACCGTGTTTGCGCCAAAGGGATTGCACGTCAGAGCCAGACTCCCACTTAAAATCTTTAGTAGGGATTGACGGGTAACTAATCTTTGAATGTGGTGGCAGTTCAATCATTGTGTTGCTCCTTTAAGTAGTTCTAGTCTTTCCCGCGCTACGCGCAGGGTGTTATAGCGCTGGTGAAGGCGCTCAAGCATGGAGATGCGCTTGGCACCTACACGTTCCTCGTCAAGCAGTTTGAGAACGTCTTCCTCGCTCATCCTGCTTAATTGGCTGTTAAGGCTTCGCCAAGTAGTTGTCAATTTTGTTCTCCAGTTGGCTGATTGTTTCTTGAACGTGCATCAAGGCGCGGATGGCCGCGTTGGCTTCTCGGTTGCGTATGCGCAACTCGGCCTTGGCCACTTTAAGTTTGGCTTTCCATTGGTCAATTCGTTTCACTTTAATTCCTCCATTGCAATATCAGATATGGCGCGCTTGTCGTGCAAGGCTGCCCAAATTTTTTCATCCACCGTTTTGTTGGTCAGCATCACGTAGCACCACACAGGGTATTTTTGCCCGCTGCGGTGCAGGCGA